TGGTTGAGATAGGTGGAACTATCAACCTGTCCGAAGATCGTGTTGTTACCTTTAAGATGGATACTATTATGGAAGGACCTCATGGAATCATCTCACGTGAGCACAAAACAGGTAGTTCAACATGGAACTGGAATCTTCAATGGTATCTGTCACCTCAGGTTGGTACATATTCTCACGTACTTTATTGTCTGTATGAGGAGAAAGACGTTCGTGGTGTAATAGTTGACGGAACGTTCTTTAAGAAGACTAAAGATGATGCTAAGAAAGACTTAAAAGATCCTTTCAGGCACTTTGACTTTATGGAAGTTCCAGTTTATAAATCACCTAGCAATATGAATGCTTGGCTGAATACTATGCTCTGGTGGCTTGATATGATTGAATGGAACTTTAACCTATTGGCTGAGTGTTCAGCAGAAGATAATATCATGAAAGCCTTTCCAATGAATCCTACAGGTTGTACTAACTGGAGTGGTTGTCCTTATCATGATCTTTGTATGGCTTGGGCTAACCCACTTAAGCATGTTGAGAGGCCCCCGATAGGCTTTCAGATTGAACATTGGAATCCTCTGGCAGAAGAGCCGAGAGTTATGCTTAATAAACTATAAGGGAGGTGATAAAGATTAGCACATTACTATCAATAAAGAAACATGCAGCAGAGATCAAAAAGATGTATGATGAAGATCCCCGCAATCTTACCTTTAACGCCATAGTTCACGGGCCTATTAAGACTGGTAAGACCTCTCTACTCAGAACCTGTCCAAAGCCAATTTTTGTTCATAGCTTTGATCCAGGTGGAACACTGGTTCTCAGGGATATGATAGACAAAGGTGAAGTCTTGGTTGATACAAGGTTTGAGAAGGAAGATCCTTTTGCACCTAAGGCTTGTAGGCTCTGGGAGGATGAGTTCAATTATCTCTATCGTAAGGACTTCTTCTCTCATGTAGGTACATTTGCGATTGATTCTATGACTACATGGGCACAGGTTGTGATGTATGAGGTAATCAGACGGGCTGCAAAGGTTAAGAAAGATCGAGAGGTTGGAGGAGCTCCTCAGGAAAATGACTGGCTTCCACAGATGGCATTTATAGAAAATTATATGAGGAAATTCTTATCCTTGCCATGTAACTGTGTCTTGCTGGGACATTCTGATCAGCCTAAGGATCGTGAAGGTAATGCAGTTGGAGATCTTGGGATTATGATAACGGGTAAGCTGAGGGAGAGAATTCCTGCTCTTTTCAGTGAGATTTATTATCTCAGAATCAAGGATTACAAAGCTGAAACACGAGAATTACTAACAAAACCTGTCTATGGAATTCAGGCAGGTTCAAGATTGGGGAGAGGAGGAAAACTAAATAAGGAAGAGCCACCTGACATAAAAGCTATTATGAAAAAGTGTGGACTTGATACAACAGATAAGCCGTTGTTTAAGGATCTTAAAGAGGAGGTGAAAGAATGATAGAACAAAAAGGAAAATGTATAGAAGCAAATTGTCAGATACCTGAGATACTTAGTAAGGGTAGAGATAGAGTAAATGATCTAGATAATATTGTAGGTGTTTTGGAGGACCGTCTAAATAATCTTCTAACAGAAGCTTTTCCAGAACCAGAGGAAGTTGATAAGAAAATTTCACAACCTTTGGTAATTGTGGCTACTGACATAAAAGATATAGTAGAAACTGTTAGACTTAATACAGCCAGAATACAGTCAATAATTAACCGATTAGAAAACTAATCAACAAAGAAAGGGAGGATCAACATGGGAGAAAGTTTTTTAGATTTTACAGATGGAGAAGAAGATTTGGATGGTGCTGTTGAACCACAGGCAGCCGAGGATGGAGAATATACACTTAAGCTCGTTGACTGGCAGACAGATAAGAAAGGTTCTGTTCTGAGAAAGGATAAGAATGATGATCCTTATATCATGCCACTGTTTGAGATCATCGAGTGTGAAGAAGCAGCATTTGCAAAGAGCTTCTCACAGTTCCTGCGTATTCCTCATGATGGTCTTAACGCAAAGGACAAGAATGCGGCTAAATGGGACCTGAAAGCGTTTTTTACATGCTTTGGGATTGACTATACTCAGCGGGTTGACTATGAGGAATGTGTTGGAAAGACTGGCGATGCGCTTCTAATTGTTACACCTGATGAGGGCTATGGTGAGCAGAATAAAGTGAAGAAATTCCTGAGTCCAAGATAGATGAAAGTTGCTGGGATGGCGGAATTGACAAGTATACGGTTAAAGTCCGACATTGCTTGTCATTGGAGATCAGACGTATCCACGCTGGATGGAGATAGACGAAAACGCTTAGCGGCATAAGTCCTTCGTGCAGGTTCGAATCCTGCTCCCAGCAATCATCTTAAACACAAAGGAGGTGAGAAGAATGCCATTATACGAAGTAGCAATAATAGCTAAAGCAGAAGAAAATGGAAAAGAATTATTAGTCTTTGGGCCTAAAGCCGTTATAGCAAAAGATGATAAAGATGCTATTTTTGTTGCAACTGCTATATTTGCAAAAGATTCAGATAGAGATCTGATAAACTTAGATACAAAAGTTCTTGTACATCTTTTCAATTAGGGGAGTTAAATGATTGGATAACATTATCTAATAAATTAACTCCCTTTGAACTTAAAGTTCCTAATAACTCAGTTCTTGAGAAACATGCTAAAGAAATGGATAAGTTATTTCCTAGTACACAGGACTCTTTTATTCGTGGATATTTAGAAAGTTCTTAAAACTATTGAATCTAATAAATGTCAAAATGTTACTTATACAGGAGCATAATCATTAACCTCCATACGAAAAACGAACAAAGCACAGGAGAAAAACTATGTCACAGCGACCACGACTTTCAATAGATCTAACGATAAAACAGCAGAAGTTTCTACAGAAGCTTCCTTTTGGCATGAAGCAGCAATTAGTCTCTACTTTAGTCAATATGCTTATTGAGATGACTGAACGCTGTGGCATGGAATCTCTCGGAATTGTTATGGCGAAAGCTATTAATCTTGAAGACTATTTTGAAAAGGATCTTGATAGGGAGGAAGATAATGGATGAAAGACAAATAGTAAAACTTTTTAGTGTATTACTTCAGATTGAGCAAAATACAAGAGGAGTAGATATTTTAGATAAACCCATAGAAGATGATTCTAAAGATGCTACTCATATAAACATACTCAGAACAGTCTTCTTTGAGAAATTAGATGCTAAGACAGGCTGGGGAAGAAATGAACTAAAGAATTTATTTGATGATTGTATTTCTTTAGTTAAGGAGTATCCATTCTAATGGCGACGCTTAAAAACCTACATAAATCAATCTCTGAGATGTCTAATGAGGAAGTCTTTAATCACATTAGATATCTCAGGGAGCTGAGACGAGAAATCCCTGTAAAAGTGGCAAGGAAGACAGTTGCTAAGAAGCAGGGAAATAAGCAAATCTCGATAGAAGAGCATCTGAAGAAGATGGGTGATGCTGACAGGGAGCTAATCCTTAAACGACTTTTAAAAATCAAGGAGAATAGAGATGCTGGATATACTAAAGATTAGTAAGATCAAGGTAGCTGATGTATTGATGCGTGATATTGAGGTAGGAGAGAGGTTCAGAAAAGATCTTGGAGATATAGAATCTCTAGTTCAGAGTATTAAAAAAGATGGTCTGATTCAGCCTATCTCAATAGCCGTTAATAAGCCGGGAGCAGAGAAACCATACCTGCTTGTTGCTGGTGGGAGACGCTTTAAGGCTCTTGAATTTCTGAACACAAAGAATGAGATAGAATTCATAAGCTGTCGAATATATGAGAAAGAACTGACGGAGCTTGAGTTAAGACTTCTGGAGTTCGCTGAGAATCTCTATCGTAAAGATCTCGGTTGGCAAGAAGATTGTGATCTTAAGTCAAGAATCCTTAACCTCCAGCAGAGGATACATGGCGTAAAGATGTCTACGGCCAGAAATGCTCCAGGGTTTTCTCTTACTGATCTTGCAAGAATGACGGGTAAATCAAAGGGAGCTCTATCAGATGATATTAATCTGGCTAAGATGATGGAGGCTACACCTGATGTAAACTGGAAACAATTCAAGACAAAGGATGATGCAAAGAAAGCTTTAAAGGGTGCTAAGAAGAAAGTAATCCAAGCATCAGATGCTGTTAAGGCCAGAGCCTCTCTTGGTGAAGGAGAGAGTCTTAAGAAGAAGATTATTAACTCATATCATGTAGAAGACTTCTTTACGGGCGTTAAGAAGATCGGCGATAGTACTATGGATATTGTTGAGCTTGATCCACCATATGCTATTGATCTGGAGAAGCAGAAGAAAGACTATAATTACACAGGTTATAATGAGATAGATGCTAAGGATTATTCTGAATTTATGTATAAAGTTTTTTCAGAATGTTATAGAGTTCTCAAACCTAACAGTTGGCTTATATGCTGGTTCGGTCCTGAACCTTGGTTTGAGGCTATACATCAATGGCTTCTTGATACTAAATTTAAGAACAAACGTATGCCTGCTGTATGGATTAAGGGAGAAGAATCAGATGGTCATGTTGTTGAGAAGACATCTGGTCAGTGTATGCAGCCTGAAAGAGATCTTGCCAAAGCATATGAAATGTTTTACTATGCAAGGAAAGGTATTCCCACTCTTGCCAAACCAGGTCAGACTAATGTCTTTGGCTACAAACCTATTCCGCCACAGCAGAAAGTCCATCCAACTGAGCGTCCTATTGAGATGATTTCAGATGTTCTCACAACTTTTGCACAGCCCAATGCTAACGTGCTTGTTCCTTTTGCTGGTTCAGGTAATACTCTGATAGCTGCAGCACAAAATCAGATGATACCGATTGGCTTTGATCTTACGAAAGAGTATTTTGAGAGCTATATTATTAAATGTCATAAGATGTTATAGCTATGAATTGGCTTAAGATTCGTAACTCTGACTGGTATGATATAGTTTTAGATTTTCTTATTGCTATTGGTTATATTAGTTTTATGGCTCTTATTTATTTTGTTTTTACTGCTTTTTTTGAAAGGAGGATATTTTGATCTTACCAAGAGCTAAAACAACTGTTCCTCCTGCAGGAAGATTTGATGCTCCTTATGTTTTGATTGGTGAGCAGCCTGGCCGTATTGAAGTTCGTGAACGTAAGATGTTTGTTGGACCTACTGGAAATGAACTTAACGCTGATCTGAATGCAGCTAATGTTGATAGACCTCTTTGCTATCTCACTAACGTGATTAAGGATATGGACTATCATAAGGACAGATATATTCAACTTTATAAGAATCGTAAGCTGCTTCCAGATCCTATTGTGTCTCAGGCTGGTCAAGCATACCTTGATTTCCTGCAGTGGGAGCTATCTCAGACAACATCTAAATACTTTGGAGCTATAGGTGGAATAGCATTGTTTGCTCTGACAGGCAGAGTTGGAATTACCAAGTGGCGTGGAAGTCTTCTTGATTGTACACTGGTTGAGGGCCGGAAGGTTATTCCTATGCTTCATCCTTCTACCGTTATAGCTCCCACCAATCAATATTTGAACAAGCGTCTAATTATCTTTGACCTCAAACGTCTTCGTAAATACCAGTCAGGTCTGATGGTAGCTACAGATCGTGAGGTCTCAATCGAACCTACCTTCATCAATGCTATGGACTTCCTTAATTATATTCAGCAGAAGGGACTTGAAGGAAATCGTATCAGCTATGATATTGAGGTTTTCATGAATCGAGTTCATAAGCAGGTAAGCTGTATTGCATTTGCAGTCAATCGTCATGCTATGTGTATTCCTTTTACTGAAAGTAGTGGAGATTATTTCATTCTCAGGCAAGAAATAGAGATATGGAAGAAGATTGCAGAGGTTCTGGAAGACTCACGAATCAGAGTCTGTGGTCAGAATCTTACCTTTGATGGACACTTTTTGCTGAGAAACTATGGTATCAGAGTCTCTAACCTTGATGATACAATGATAGCACAGAATACTATGATGCCAGATTATCCGAAGGGTTTAGACTTCATTACAGCTCTCTGGACAGATCATCCTTATTATAAAGCAGATGGAAAAGCGTTCTTTAAGGGTAGTGGTAAATACAGAAAGTTCTGGCAGTATAATGCTACTGATGCATTGATCTGTGATGAGGCCCTACCAAAGCAGATGACAGAGATAGAAAGAACTAATAACATGGAGATCTATCAGGCACAGACTAAGCTCATTGAGCCTCTTGTATATATGATGGAGAGAGGTCTGAAGGTAGATGTTCATAAGATGGAGACTGCAGGGCGAGATTATGAGAAGAAGATAGAAGATGCTCAGATTAAACTTAATGCTTTGGCTGGTCATGCACTGAATGCTAATAGTCATAAGCAGCTAAAAGATTATTTCTATGGTGAAAAGAATATTAAGCCCTTCAAGTCCAAGGGTAAGGATTCTTATGATGATCTTGCTATGAAGAGAATGATAAGAAAAGACATACATGAAGCAAAGCTTATTCAGAATATAAGACATTATACGAAGCTTAAATCAACATATCTTGATCTGACAAAGATAGATAGTGATGGAAGAATAAGATGCTCATATAATCCTGTCGGTACAAGATACAGTAGGCTATCATCAAGTAAGAATATCTGGGGAACTGGTGGTAATCAGCAGAATTGGCCACATAATCTTCAGGAGTTTCTAATCCCTGATGAAGGATATGTTTATTATGCTTTTGATTTAAGTCAAGCTGAGAATCGTATTGTTGCTTATGTCGGTGAGGTTATCAATATGATAGAATGTTTTGAGAATAATATTGATGTTCACTCAAAGACAGCTCGAATGATTATGAGGGTCTTCTATCATATGAAAGAGCTTGGAGAACATGGTGTCTATGATTTATGTCCTCTTGGTGATGGTACTCAGAATTGGCGATTCTGGGGTAAGAAAGCTGATCATGGATTCAACTATGATTGGGGATATAGGAATTTTTCTCTTAAGAATGAGCTGAGAGAAAATGATGGTAAGCTGATCTATATGTCTTATCATAAACTCTATCCTGGTGTTCAGCAATCATATCATACTTATGTAAAACGACAGTTGAGAGATGGAAGGACATTGAAGAATCTCATGGGAAGAAGTACTCTTTTCCTTGGTGCGATATCTGGTCAGAAAGCAGATGCAACATTTAAGGAAGCTTATTCCTGTATACCACAAGGCACGGTTGGAGATATCATCAATCAGAGAGGTCTTAATTATATCTATTATAATCAGGATTTGTTTGAGCCGATTGAACTTCTTAGGCAGGTTCATGATGAGATTGGTTTTCAGATACCTTTATCGATTGGTTGGGAAGAACATGCAAGAATGTTAAGGTTGATAAAGAGCAGCCTTGAGCAACCTTTAACAACTCATAACGGTAGAACCTTTGTTATACCTGCTGGTCTGACAATGGGAGTTCATATGAATAAAGAAGAAGGAATTGACCCAGAATTTAATGATAACTTGACAGATAATCTGAAGCAGAGCTGGGAGACTTTGAATGAGTAATGATAAGCGAGAGTTAGCGGACTGGTTCGATAGTTATATAGATTACACACATGGCTCTATGGAGGATCTTCACTCTGAGCCACCTAAAAGATATCATCAATGGATGGCAGTCTCAACAATGGCTGCAGCTTTACAGAGAAAGTGTCGGATAAGATGGGGCTCAATTATATTCTATCCTAATTTCTATGTAGTCTTAGTAGCACCTGCAGGACAAGCTCGAAAGGGTACTGCAATGAGTTTTGCAAGAGGCTTCCTAGATCAACTAATGATTCCAATGTCATCTGATACTACATCTATACAGGCCCTTATAAAGCGTATGAGTGAGTGTACTAATACTGAGGAAGAATCAGATCAAGGTTATTTCGAGAGTCATTCTTCGATCACAGCTTTTTCACCTGAGCTGACAGTGTTTCTGGGATTCTCTAACAAAGAGCTAATTTCAAATCTCTGTGACTTCTATGATTGTCGAAATAGATTTGAGTATGAAACAGTGAGCAGAGGATTGGAAGAGATCGTAGGAGTTTTTCTTAACCTTGCTGGAGCGACAACACCTGAGCTCATTCAGGGAAGTATGTCAACTGAGACCATCGGAAGTGGATTGACAAGTCGTATGATCTTCGTATATGAACCTGGAATCCTCAAGCGAGTCATCTGCCCATTCTATACCATGTCAGATGAAGGTAAGGCTTTGGAGAAGAAACTAGTAAAAGATCTGACAATGATAAGATCCCTAAAAGGAGATTTTAAGATTGACAAAGGTTTTCTTGATCTATGGACAGACTGGTACGGGAACTATCCAAATATCTGCCCATTTGATCCTATGCACTTCGGAGGTTATTGGGAGCGTAGGCCGACTCATATCATGAAGATGTCTATGATTATGTCTGCCAGTCGCTCTAATGAGATGATTATTAAGGAGGGGGATCTTCTAAGAGCTATAAAACTTCTAGAAAGTACAGAGGTTAAGATGACAAGTGTCTTTAATAGAGTCGGTCAGAGTTCTCAGGCTGATAATATTCAGATGGTTATGAACTATATTGCAAGATTTGAGGAGATCTCAACTGCAGACCTGATGAAAGAATTTCTCATGTTTGTGAGTGAGCAAGAGCTTGATAGTATTCTTGGTGCTTTGAGATCATCTGGCTTCATTCATGCTCCAATATCAAGAGGAACAGAAGTATATCTTAAACATAGAAAAGCATATTACTCCGTTCGAAAAACGGACAAAGATGGAAGGTAACCTATGACAACATCTAGATCAGACTTAAAGAAAATTGCAGATCTTTTACATACAATCTACTGTGGACTTCCGCATGAGATGGAAATGGAGAAGTTTAATACTTCTAAGAAGTGTAAGTATTATCTTGAAGATACCATTGATAGGACATGGGAGCTTGATGAGCATAAAGAGTGGCTGAAGCAAGCTCAGTGTTTGGTGTCGGTATCTCATCCACTTGAGGTAACAGAGGTCTTAGGAGATATAGTTAAGATATATCAGATAGCAGAAAAGCTAAGAAAAGTAAATCCGAAACTATTTTCATATATATTAATGCTTATTAAATAAAGGAGAAGAAATCATGAACAGTGAAGCTATCAGGAAACAGATAAAGCACGCAAGTAACGCAGTAGATCTTGTTAAGATGAGTCAGCGTTCTCAGCATACTTCTATTAAGGAAGCTATGAAGAAAATGCTCAGAGCTATGTCAATGATTGTAGAGCTTGTAGGAGAAAAGAGCGATGAAGTATTAATTAAAGATATTTCCAATAAGAATATTGAGTTAGATAAACCAGATCTTAGTAACATTCTTAAAAAAGCTGCTGAGATCAAAGTAGATCATAATGCTAAGGAAGCAGCGAAAGGAGGTAAGAAATATGAGTAATGTACCTGTAACTAAGAAAGGTTATGAGTGGAAAGAGTTTGCTGAGAAGGTTCTTGATCATGTTGAGAATTACACAGTACCTCAGTATGGTGATACAGGCTTTGATCAGATGGAAGAATGGTCTATTGATGCTTGCTATCTGGCTATTAGAAAATACATGATGAGATCAGGTCGTAATGCTAGGCCTGGTCAAGATAAGCTTGATGCGTTGAAGATAGCTCATTACGCTTGTTTCATTTACCAGAAGTTAACAGAGAAGGAGGAAAAAGATGACAAGACAGCAGAAGTGGGATAATAGATTCTATGATCTATGTGAGGAGATCGGAAACTGGTCTTCCTGTCTCTCACGTAAGATAGGTTCAGTACTAGTTCGTGATAATACTATTCTGGCCACTGGATATAATGGGCCTCCAAGAGGTGTATCTCATTGTGGAGGAGAGAGGGAGAAGAAAGATGTTAATCTTTTCAGGCTTCTCAAAGATGCTCCTAAGTTGTTGTTTGGAGATTCTAATATGTGTCCCAGACAAAGATTAGGATATAAGTCAGGAGAGGGACTTCATTTATGCCCAGCAGCTCATGCTGAAGATAACTGTATTACCAATGCTGCAAGAGAGGGAGTTATTACAATCGGAGCTACTCTTTACCTTAACGCTTGTATCCCCTGTAAAGATTGTCTTAAGAAGATAATTAATGCAGGTATAGATGAGATTGTATGTACAGAGCTCACCCAATATGATGAGTTATCTAAGTGGCTGATAGGAGAGTCTAATCTTATAATAAGAACATTTGAAGAGGGGGAAGAGTAATGGAATTCTTTTTTGATACTGAGACGAGTGGATTCTTAAAGAAAGATCTTG